GTTCAGACGCCAAGTCGCGCACACCACCGCCTGCAGCCAAGCCTTCACGCACCAGCGTCTTGAAGCGACGCTGATCGGCCAAGTCGCGGCGAACGTCGCGGATTAGCTGCGCCACGTCGTCTGACGTACGAGACAGATCATCGAGCGTCGCGGCCGATCGCTGCGGGTCGACGCCGACCTTGTTAGCGGCGACACGCGCCTGGCGCTCGAGCGTCTTGAGCTCTTCGGCACGCGGCGCAAACTCGGCCTCAACGCGGGTCGTGACCGTCTCACCCGTCTCTGCCAGCTTGGCGGCTTGCTCGTCAAACGAGCGCAAGTCGTCGAATATCTTGACGCCGGACTCCTCGAGCGCGTTGAGCGCATCGTCGTGGCGACGCAAGAACTCCGCAGACTTAGCAGGGTCGATCGCGCCTTTACGCACCGCTGCGCGGCGGTAGCTGTCGATGATGCCGCGACGCACCGCGTCGACCGCGAGGCTGTCTTCGCCAAGCGCGGCAACAAACCGCAGCGCGTTCTCTTCGCCACTGAGGATGGTTTTAACGACCGACTCCGGTGCGAGCTTCTGCACGTTGGTTGTCGTTTGGCGCTCGAGATCCGACACCCAGCCGGTGCGGAATCGGCCAACCACTTCGTCTTTGTACAAAGTGCGGGCCTTTTTGTACAGGTTGGCCGCTTCTGTGCCTTGCGTGCCTTCTTCAATCGCTTTTTCGGCGGCCACTTTAAGGCGCGTAAGGTTGGCCACCGTCTTATTAGCTGCCGGATCGTTAGACCGCGTAAGCGACGACAGATCGTTGTTAATCGCTTGAATGAAGGTGTCAGCGTCTTCCAGCGTAATCATGGTAGGTTCAACGCGCGTTGCGGGTTGACCCATGACGGACGCATACGGCTCTTTCACCACACGCGCCTGATACTCGGCTACCGCCTTAGCAGCGTTCGGCGCTTGCTCAGGATTAAACACGTAGCCTGAATCGTCCATCAGCGCGCGTGCAGTCTGCGCAACCAAGTCAAAGCTAAACGGCTCAGGTGCAGCGTCAAACGCCGCGCGGTACGCGGGAGTAACGACTTCCTTCTTAACGCGGTCAAGTTCTTGCGCGCGGCGCTCAGTGACGGTCGAGCCCACTTCGAGCTGGCTTTCTTTTGGCAGGCGCCCGGCCAACTTCTCACGCTCTTGCTGCACCGCCTTTTGCGCCGCTTCGTCTTGCTCAGACAGCGCTGTCAGCCGGCTTGTCTGCTCTTGATCCAACTGATCGCGCAGCGCGTTAATGCTGCGCGTAGCCGACGCCAACTGATTAGCGCGGCCTTGTTGCAGCGCGGCGTCGCGGGCCAAGTACAAGTCTTTGATGATGTTATCGGCGTTGCGGGCCGTGCCGAGCAACGCAGCAAAACCCGACGCGTTCATGGCGGTCGCCACCTTCTCCGGCGGCGTGCCCAGCTCGAGCAAATTGATGGCTTGCTGCACCTTGTTCGGGTCGTTGTTGAACGCCTCGAGATACGCGCGAGCTTTGACGCGCTCGGCGCCACCCGGCGTAAACGGCTCGGTGATGTTGTACAGCGCGCGGGTGCCGGCCTTGATGGGCATCGTAGCGAGCGACGGCGCGACGCCGCCGGCCAAAGCTGCGCCTGTCAAAATAAACGGATTTTCTGTACCGGCTTCTTGCGCTGCGCCGACGCCCGCGCCACCACCGATAGCGGCGACAGTCTGGGCGCCCGGCTTGTCAGCCAGCGTGGTGAGCACGTTGCGGGTAACGCCCGGCTCGATTAACGCGTTACGCGGTTGAGCCGGCAAGTTCATTAGCTGCCGGGCTGCTTGAGCTTGGGCAACAGGATTAGGTTGCGCAACCAAAGTTCGAATGTCGCCGAGCATCTCTTCCCGGCGAGCGACGTTACCCACCACGTCGCCTGTCAGCCGATCGACCGCGCCAATAGTACCGCGCGTCGGGGCGACAAACGCGCCGATCGTGCGTGCAGCGCGGCGACCCGGCGTAGTGGCTTCGGGCGCCACAATATCCGGGCCATACAGCGCGTTAATCGCCTCAGAGGGCGTTTGGATTGTCTCTTGGCCAAACGCCTGCAGCAGCGGGTTGACGACGCCGCCAACGGCGAGATCGCTCGCCAGCAGGCCGCCCGTGGCGACAGCGGCGCCCATCGGGCCGCCAGCTAAGAAGCCCGCGCCAGCGGCGGTCGCCAACGGTGCGATGTTGGGGTTGACGACTTCGGCCGCAATGTCAGCCAACCAACTGCCACGGCCTTTCGGCATGGCGTCGGTTTTTTGTACGCGCAGTCGCGCGTTGGCTAGGGCTATGGCTCGCTTCTGCTCCAGCGTCATTTCATTCGCCATAACGCCCTCTCATCCGGTGTCATTGCGGCCCAAGTTGCGGCGTCTACGCCCGGAGGCGGCGGCCCTACGTCGGCTGCAGGCGCTGCTTGAGGGCTACCGTACATGTCGACGATAACTTTCATCGCTTGATCAAGTTCAGGCGTCCACGCGCGGCCCGACTTGATTTTGGCTGCCTCGATGTATTCGAGCAGCTTGCCTTTTTTATCCTCAAGCGTTTTTGGCTTGTCGGTAAATAACGGCTTCACTTCGTTAATCGTGGCTTGGCGTTGCTCTTTGTTGTACGCGGCGCCCGTGGACAAGAAGAGCAGCGCGTCGACGACGCCTTCATAGTTGTTTTCAACAATCTGCCGATCTTCTGATCGCAGCAGCGCCGCGATACCTTCGCCAAACAAAGGCACACCGCGCGAAGAAGCTTCAAATGCGCCTGCAGACATAGCGCCTGGGCTACGCTGGATAGCGCCAATAATTCGCTGAGTGGAGTTCAGCAAACGCTTGGCATTAAACGCTGTGTTTTGCTCATCGACGCGCGCGTCTTTTGACGTGGGGCCACTAAGCACTTCGCCGTTGTAAACAATAGGTTTGACTACGCCCGTCTTTTTATTGATCGACACCAAACCCAGCCCAGTATCTTTAATTTCCAAATCGGGGTTGTTGCGCTTCCATTGCTCAACGTCGCGGTCAAAAGCTAAACGGGCTTGGCTCTGCTTTAGCTGGCCTTCTTGCACTGCAAGAGTACGATTATTGCGTTCATTTTCGAGAAACTTTGCGTAGCCGAGTGAACTGTCTCGCAGCGTTTCGGAATACAGGGGGTCGAATATTTTAGGTATGCGGCTGACGTCGATACCGCGAGCCTCTGCTTCGTCGCGTAGCTGAGTCCAGCTGCGCTGGTCTTTGGCGACGCCAACGTAATTTGCGATCGCTTGCGCGCCAGCAATGTCGGCGTCAAGTTCCGTTTTTTTAGCTTCTGATTCCGCTTTGCGACCTTTATTTATGGCTTCAAACAGTTCGGCGCCTGTTTGCCCAAACTCACTGGTCAATGATTCAAGAGCGTTAGGCTGCTTTAAAAAGCCCGGTTCAGAAATGCGACGACGCAGCGCGTTCTGCTCAGACAGCGAGCGCTCGGCTTCGCGCATCTGCATCTGCACCAGCGAGTTGCGCTGCTCGGCCGCGCGTAAGCCTGCGATCTGATTCGCTACTTCCAGCGGCGATTGGATCTGTACCGGCTGAACACCCAAAGCAATACGCGGATCAATAGCCATGACGAACCTCGCTTAGATTACGCCTTGGGCGCCGACGCCTGACGGTACGCTGGCGCCGCCAGCGCCGCCGGTCGGATAGATGCGGTTGAGCAGATCGCGTTGCATCAGATAGTTTGTGCCAGTGCTAAGCGCTTGATTGAGCGCGTTGGCCTGCCCGACGTAGCCCGAGGCGCGAGCAGCGCCGCCTGACGTCACTAAATTGCCGACGTTTGCCGCAGATTCGCCGACGTCTCGCCCGAAACCAGTTGTTGCTTGTAAGCCGCCGCCGTACAACCCTGCAAGCGCGTTGGCGCGTTGCATGCGCAAGTCCATCGCGCGGGTAAACGCGTTCTGGTACTCCTGCGACGCCAGCTCCTGACCGTACTGCTGGCCGGCCTTAAGCGCGCCGCCTGAGAACATACGCCCACCCGCCGACAAACGGCGGTCAAGGTCGCGCATGCCCTCGCGCAAACGGAAGCCATAACCGGGATCCGTCATCAAGTCGGCTTCGGTAAACTGCCGCCCCAGCATGCCGTAATCGGCAGCGCCGGTGTCGGTGCCCAACCCAGCCATGCGAGCCAACGCGTTCTGCGCTTCAATCCCCGTCTCGCGGAACGGCCGCGACAACTCTTCTTGCCGTGCCAACGCCTCACGCTGAAGGGCGGCGGCCTCTTGAGTTGAGCGTTCTTGCGCCTTAGCGGCTTTGCTGGACGCGCGAGAAGACGAAGCGGCGCCAATAACAGCGCTACCTAAAACTGCTGCAGCTGTACCAATGCCCATTTATGCGACCTCTTTGAAAAACGTGCGTTCCATCGGACGGAACCCCTTGCGGGCGTATAACTTTTCCATCTGCGGTGCCCGTTCGTCTTCTAACGCAATCATGAACAAGGCGGACACACCTTGCTCATTTGCCCATGCTTCTATTGCATCATACATTGCTTGTCCAGCGCCATGCCCTCGGGCCTCGGGCGCGAGCCACCACCACAGTTCCTGCGCGACAAAGTGCGAGGGGCTGAAGTACATGGGGTAGGCCAGAGCGCCAGCGATGCCAACCGGGCGCCCGTCGACTTCCGTAATCCACATGCCGGCGAGTGGGTTCTCCAGCGCCGACTTGTAGAACTGGCTAAAGCCTTCCGGGTCAAACGGAATGACATGGTGCATGGGGCTCGCGTCATGGAACGCCTGCCCCATTGGCAGATACGCCGGCAGATCTTCAAGCGTAGCGCGGCGGACGATCATGACACCTCGCGCCCGGACGATCGGATGTTGATAGCCGACGCCGTGCCCGCAATCGTCGAGATGAACCCGCCGGGCGCCAGCACATGGCCGACCAACTCGGGGAACGTATACGTCTCAGAGGGCAGCAGCGTCTTGGCCTTGATGATCAAGTTCTGGTTGCCCGACGCGTCAAACTGCGTGACGAGGTTGATTGAGATCGTAGCCGCCGACGCGCTGTAGTTAGTCGCCGTGAACTTGTCGATGATGGTCGACACGTTTACCGCCGTGTACTGCGTGGTCTGCACGTTCTCGGCAATTTTGGCCGGGATCAGGACTCTTACGTTAACTGCCATGTGTCACCTAAAAGGTAAATACCATTCGCACGCGACCGGGCAGGCCGGCCAAGCCCGGATCGCCGCCCTCTACCGGGTCGCCACCGTTACCGCCAGCGCCAGCCGTAAGGCTGTTATCGCCGACGATGCCTGCAGCGCCGGTCTGGGTAAAGGCCGCTCCGCCGTTGCCGTTCACTGACGGTGGCACTGTACCGCCCGTCTGTGTGCCGCCAGCGCCTTGCTGGCTGCCGAATATGCCGATACCGCCATACCCGCCGAAGCCGCCAGTGGCGATCATTTCGTCTAGCGCATAAGTGCCGGCGTAGACAACAGACTGGGTGCCAGCACCGCCCACAGCGTCGCCCAAAGAGCCGCCGTTGCCTGCAGCGCCGACGGTGTAGAGGATGGTTTTGCCAGCGTCCGGTGCGGTCAGCACAATCACGCGTTTAGCGTACGCGCCGCCGCCGCCACCACCGCCAGGATTTTCTTGTGGCTCGTAGGCAAACTCGCCAAAGATGTTGGTGACTGTGCCGTAACCGCCGCCACCGCCGGCGCCCCATACTTCGATAGTGAGGCCTGTGGCAAGGGAAGGGATAGTGACGCTACCCGACCCCGACGAAAAGTCGAATACACCGGCACCGGCTCCCCCCGTCGTGCCTGCAATCGCCGCTGCTAAGGTAGCGCCACTCATTAAGACAGTCCCGCTCCGCTGATTAGCCAAGACGTACTGCCAATCTTGACGCAAGTCGCCAAGCCGTTACGCGCCAAAGTGCGCGTGCCGGTCGTGGTGCTGTTCGCCAAGGTCAGCGTGTCGGTGGTAATGGCGATCGACAACGCGCTGGTATTGACGTTGACGATAATGATGACGGTGCCGACGGGGAACGCTACGGCCGAGTTAGCAGGAATTGTCAGCGTCAGGCCGGTGCCGTTCATCAGAATAGACTTGCCGCGGTCTGCCAGCACTAATTGGTAGTTAGCCGTCTTAGATACCTGCGGGGCTTCTCGATAGCCCACAGCGTAGTTCGTGCTAACCGAGTCATTGTCGGGGATTAGCGGCGTGCCGGTAAACGTGGGCGAGGCAATCGGCGCATAGGTCGCTGCCGCAGCCGTCGTCGTCAGGCCGTCCGTAATGCCATAACCAGCCAACGTCGTCGGCGTGCCGGTAATTGTGGACCACGCAACAGTCTCCGTAGAGATATCGTTGATGCCAGCAATGTCGTCGTACTCGCCAATTTGAACGTCATTAGAGTCCGTCAAAACAAAGCGATATTTAACGCCCTCGCTTAACCACATGTCTTCTGGCAGCCGTCCGCCAGAGTCGAGAATAATGGGGTTGGAGTTAGCCGTTGTTCCTCCAATCGCCGTGTAAGTGTTTCGCGGAGTCGTTGTTCCGGCGTCGTAGGTGTAGATCTTTCCGCCCGACAGCACAGAGCCGTCGTCGGTAAAGAACTGCGCCCCGGCTCCTGCAAAGGCTGAAAGATAAACGGTCATAGAGATACCTGCGTCATAGTAAGGATAACTGACGGAATACCGGGATGAACTGCAGTAGCGGCTTCCGACAAGATTTGGACGGATGTGTCGTCGGTTGCCCACATCAACTGGAGATAGTCTCCGTTTGACATAGGCACAAATATGTTCGCTGCCACAAAAACTTCAGCGTTGTTGCCTTGGATTCGAACTTGCGACCCAGTGTAGGGCACATCAACGCCATTCACCCTGACCCACACCCAGAACAATCCAGTACCGCCAGAGGTCTTGTCCAACTGCAATGAGAACTGCATGTTGTAGACAGTGGGCCGAGTAACTTTGATGTGCGAAGACGCAGCGGGGTCTATGTACACGCCATAACGATTTGACGTGTTGTTAAACGTCATCGCATACGGCGTATTAGTCACTGCTGCTGTTTGAGTCGTTGTTGAATAGAACGCACCATAGTTGACAGGGTTCGGTTCGTATCGAGCCGTACCTTTTTGAAGATCGTCTATCTGGCCCTTTACAACCGCCATTTCGTCCTCGACGTTAGCCGCCAACGAAGGCGACAACTCAAGGTCAGCAATAGAAGTTTGCGTAGTGCCGCCACCCGTCAACTGGTACTGGTTGTTTAAGAACCGAAACCACTCACGCGAAATCAGCCCGGTGCGCTCGTCAATAAACGGCACGCGCGGGGCAGGGATTTGCGTGATGTTTACGGTCACGACGCAGTCCCGCTCAGTTGCAGTTCGGCGCCCATAATGGCGACTTTAACCGGATCGGTGCCGCTGATCTCATACACGCGGTCACGCAACTTCAAGGTCATGCCAAGGCGACGGAAGATAGCGCGAGTGCCGTATTGACCCACCCGTCCCATAGACACTTGACGCTCGCCATTCCACGTATGACCGCCGTCATCAGACCAGCGCAGCATCAACTGCGGGTCAGCGCCAACGGTGTAATTTACATCCAGAATAATGTCTTCGCCGCTTTCGGTCTGGAGAATCTGCAACAACTCGCTGCCAAGGTATTGAGTATCGGTAAAAGCATAGCCCGACAAGCCAACGCCTGTCTCGCAGTCAATTTGTAGCGAGTGTTGTGCGGTGCGCGTCAGGTTGTTGGCGCCTGTCGGCAACGCTCGCCAACGGCGCAGCCATTTCTGCGTAACGCCAGCATCGGAGTACACGTCCAAATCAAACGCATACAAGCGACCGTTCTGGTAATCACCAATGATCGGATCGCCGTTGAAACGAGCATGGGAGTTGCCACGGTGACGCTTAAAGTCACCGTTGCGGAATCCAGCGCGTTCGTGCCACGCCCCCGTAGCCGCGTCAAACACCCACGTCGTGTCAGCGTTGGTAAAGTTCAGAACGTAGAACGTGTGACCGTCTTGTTGGTACGTGTAGCCAACGGCATCCGACAAATCACCGTAGCCTTGAATAGCAAATTCAACGGCGTGTGTCGAAATGCGAACGCCTGTGTAACCTTGCGCGCGGTAGACAATGCCTTGACCGCGCGGATCGGCGCCAAGCCAAAAAACGGAGTTATCCATCTTGGCTACCGAGTACGGTGCAATACAGCCAATCTCGTTAAACGCGCCTTGAATACGGGTTAGCGGGAATAGCGGGTCGCCAGAGTTGTACCAGACCTCGACGCTGTTGGTGCCAAACAGCCACGCTTCGCGGTGGTCGATAATAAGCGACACCAAACCGTCGGGCGAACCTTCGGCACTGGCAAAATCGAGCGGGTCGATCGACAAACCATCGAGCAGCTGCGTCACCCAGACGCGTTGCGAGTTTGGCTCGTTAAATACAAAGTAACCATCAAGGTAGCCAACTGTCACTGCACCCGGAAAGTCCGGGTCGGTAATTTGTTGGTATTCATTTGTTGCTGTGTTGTATATGTATCCGTCAGGATTTGCAGCAATAAAAATTTGCGTGCCGTTGTCAGCCATTGACACAGGCCCAGTACCGGACACCAAGCCAAGGTAAACAGAACCGCCTTCTAAAGAAATGGGATTG